AAAACAAAAACCTAAAAGTCAATTAAAAAAGAAAATAAAAAAAGGTTGGGAAGATTTTAAAACAGGTTTCAAAAAAGGAGTTAAGAATCCTGTAACAGCTCCAATAAAAATTATTAAAGATAAAATTACTAGCGGAAGCAAAGCTAAAGCTGATACTATTAAAAGAAAAGACAAACCAAAGAAAGAAACTTCTAGAGAGTATGTCACCAGACATGCGGGTGTAACTAGTAAGATGCCTAAAGGTAAAGACAGCCAAATAATGAAAGCTGAAAAAGATAGAAGAACAAGAGCTAAAGCTAAAGCAGCTAAGAAAGCTTCTTTTCAAAAAGCAGCAGATAATAGAGATGCAAAGCGTGGTGGATTTATTTCCGCTAATGCAATGAAGTCTTCTGCGAAGAAAGCTAACAAAGCTCAAGCTGATAGAAAGAAAAGAAAATCAGACGAACTAATATCTAGAGGTAGAAGATAATTGTCTAACCAACGGAAAGATATGGGTGTCAATGAGGCTAAAGATTTTGTTCAAAGCAAGTCTCAAGACTATATAAAGAAATTAGCCGCGGGGGCATTGGGTTATGGTATTAGTAAAATACCAGGAGCAACCGAAGGTTATCAAAAGATCAAAGAGAAAGTTCCTAAAGGTTTCTCAGCGAGCTATGATCCAGACAGTGGTAAAGCTACTGTAGGATTTAAAATAAATTTTTAGGGAGGAAAGCATGGCTATAAAAGAAGTTAAGTCACATCCAGTAAATGGTCCTTACAATAATACTAGATATACATCTAGTGCTAAAGCAGGTAAGAACGGTACATATACTTGGTCGACTAAAGCAGAAGACTATGACTACAATGATGGAGTGCACGTATGGGATATTTATAATCTTCCAGATGGGGGCACACCAACTATTGGAGAGACAGTCAAAGTTTCGAATAAAAAGAAATAGAACCAACTAACACAGGAGATAGTATGGGAACTCGCGTATTAACGCCAACACTAGAGGAATACGACGTGTCCAATCCTCCGATAAACCTATATATGCAATTAGCATTATGGGGCGGAATTGCGTATGTCGTTAACAAGTGAAGATAGGGATGCAGCTACAAGGCTAGCCATCCATCAAGCAAGGGACGATCTCTTAGCGTTTGTAATGCTAATGAATCCTTCGTTCAGTATTGGTCCGCATCACAGAGTGTTGTGCGATCAACTAATGAGATTAGAGAAGGGTGAGACGGATCGTCTCATGATTTTTATATCTCCACGTTCTAGTAAATCATTAATCACATCTACATACTTTCCAGCATGGGCGCTCGGTCGTAATCCATACTGGCAAGAGATAGCAGTATCACACAGTGATGACTTAGCTACAAGGTTTGGTCGTGCTATTCGTGACATCATAAACACGGATGCATACAAAACTATATTTCCACAAATAAATATTCGTAAAGATAACAGAGCGGCAAACTCATGGGCGCTTGAACATAAGAAGAAACAAGCAGGTTCATTCTTAGCAGCTGGTTCTGGTTCAGGTATCGCAGGGTTTGGTGCACACTTGGCTATCATTGATGATCCTATATCAGAACAAGATGCCTTTTCAAAAGCTAGACGTGACAGTTTAAACGCATGGTATTCTTCAGGTTTACGTACAAGACTTATGCCTGGTGGTAAAGTCGTGCTTGTTATGACAAGATGGCATGAAGTAGACCTAGCAGGTTATTTACTTGATCAACAAGACACAGCTCCTATGGCAGATAAGTGGGAAGTAGTACGTATACCTGCCTTAAATACTACCGAATCTTTAGAAACTTTAAAACCTGCGCGCAAAAAGCTAATAAAACAGGGGTATTTAACTAAAGATTTTACTACATTAAAATTAGGTGAATCCTTTTGGCCAGAACCTGACAAAGAAAAAGGGTTTTGTTGGACAACTGCAGACATTATTAGAACTAAAAACAACACGCCTGGGTTTAAGTTTGACGCATTGTACGGACAAGCTCCTTCATCAGAAGAAGGAAACATAATTAAGGCGGAATGGTGGCAGGATTGGACTAAGGATGACGCACCTGAGTGTGATTATATCATACAATCATGGGATACTGCGTTCTCAACTAGGACAACAGCCGATTATTCTGCAATAACTACGTGGGGTGTGTTCGGTGATGGTATATCTGCCCCCAATTTATGCCTATTAGGTGCAGAAAGAGGCAGATGGGACTACCCAACGCTACGTCAAAAGGCAATTGACAAGTACGAAATGCATCAACCTGACTCAATTATCATAGAAAAGAAGGCATCGGGGCAATCTTTGATACAAGACCTGCGAATGACAGGACTTCCTATCTTTGAGTTCCAACCAGATAGGGATAAAGTAGCAAGAGTGTACGCAATTACTTCATTATTCCATAATGGTAGGATATATGCGCCACATGACAGGACATGGGCACATGAAGTTATGGAAGAAACTAGAGTTTTCCCTACAGGTAACCATGATGACTACATGGATACAGTATCACAAGCTTTATTATGGATGCGTAATGGCGGTTACATAGAGCATAGTGAGAATACATGGGTTGACAAGGCAGAGCAAAGAGTATATAATAGAAAAGAAGCAGCATATAGTAAAAAACGGGGACTTTACTATTAACAAGGATACGAAATGGCAATTGAAAAACAAATAGATTTAGAAGAAGTAATATCGGGCGTACCTATGCCTGATGCTACTGAAGAAGTAGAAGTAGAATTAACAGATGAGGCAGAATTAGAAGCTGCTGATGCAATGGGTCTACTTGAAGACGAAGAAGTTTTAGAAGATGAGTTCGATGCAAACTTAGCAGAACTTATACCTGAAGAAGATTTACAATTAGTAGCAAATGATTTAATAGATGGCTATGAACGTGATAAAGAATCACGTAGTGACTATGATAACATTGCAGAAGAAGGTGTAACTCTATTAGGATTTACAGATGAACAAGGTGATGAACCTTTTCCGGGGGCATGTGGAGCAACTCACCCTGTATTAGCACAAGCAGTTGTAAAGTTTCAAGCAAAAACATATAAAGAATTATTTCCAACAGAAGGTCCTGTCCGTACACGTATTATCGGAATGGACACTATGCAAAAACAAGAACAGGCAAGTCGTGTTCGTCAATTTATGAATTGGCAAACGCAAATACAAATGCCAGAGTACGGTCCTGAATTAGATCGTTTATTATTTTATGTATCATTGTATGGTACAGCATTTAAGAAAACATATTGGGACCCAACATTACAAAGAGCACGTACAGAATATATTAAAGCTAGTGATTTTTATATAGATTACTATGCATCTGATTTAGAAACTGCAGAAAGATTTACACATAGATATGTACTCTCACAAAATGAAGTTAGAAAATTACAATTAGCAGGTATGTTCCGTGACATTGAAGTTATGGAAACTGAAATTGATGAAGACGCAGCTACAGAAACAGCAAATGAAATTGTTGGTAGAAGTCAGCCAGGTCAACTAGATGATGAAGTAGAAATTTTAGAAATACATGCTAATATAGATTTACCAGGTTTTGAAAATGAAGATGGATTAAAACTTCCATACATTGTTCACATGACCAAAGACCAGCAAGTATTATGTATACGAAGAAACTGGGATCAAGAAGATGTGTTGATGAAAAAGAAAATGTACTTCACACATTATACAATGATTCCGGGTTTAGGTTTTTATGGTTATGGATATTTACATTTAATAGGCGGTCTTACTAAGACTGCTACCTCCTCTATGCGTCAGCTTATTGACGCTGGAACCTTTGCAAACTTACCAGGGGGATTCAAGGCACACGGTCTTCGTGTACTTGCCCCTGATGAGCCTATATCACCAGGTGAATGGAGAGAAGTAAATAGTCCAGCAGGAGATTTGGCTAAGTCATTACAACCATTACCGTTTAAAGAACCATCAGGAACTTTATTTAATTTAATGCAATATGTTACTAATCTTGCAAAAGAGTTTGCCGATGCGACAGATAGTGTAGTAGAACAAGGTTCTAACTATGGTCCAGTCGGCACTACAATGGCTTTGTTAGAGCAATCTTCAAAGTTATTCAACGCTGTGCACAAACGCTTACATGCTGCTCAATCCAAAGACCTGCGTATTCTCGCTAGAATAGATAGCGAATATCTTCCAGATATGTATCCTTATGAAGTCGCAGGTGGTGCACAGCAAGTTTTCAGAGAAGACTTCAATTTAAAATCAATTGATGTTATTCCAGTATCAGATCCTAACATGCCAACAGAGGCACACAGGATTGCAAAGATAAATGCTATTATGTCTATAGCTCAACAGAATCCAGCTGCATATAACATGCAACAAATTAGTATGGAATTGTTTGCGGCTATGGGAGTAGAAGAACCTCAAAGATATTTAGCACAATCACAACAACCTATGTCAGCTAATCCTATATCAGAGAATATGGCTGCTATGAAAGGTATGCCTTTACAAGCACAGATGGATCAGAACCATGATGCACATATTGTAACTCATGGAACTATATTACGTAATCCTGC